GTGGTGAATGATATTATTGCTAATGGTTGGGCAAAAGCTACTCCAAGCAAAGCTACTCCAGAAGCTGAAGAGTTCCAAAGCAAAATGGAAGATGTCCCTGAAAATAAAGGAATAGGGAAAAAGAAATGATATCGAAGTTGACAACCGCACCTGCTTTGCTTGTATCTGTGAATGATATGAAAGGCTATCTTAAACTGGACACTGCTGTTGATGATGCTCTTTTAACTACAATGATCAAGTCTGCTATCGAAGATATCGAAATCTATCTTAATAGAAAGCTGAATCCACAAACCTGGACCACTTATTATGAAATGTACAATAAAGAAATGGAACATAAATACCCTGACGGAAGATTAGAGCTACCTTATGAACCAGTAAAAAGCATAACATCAGTAAAAAATGAAACTGGTGCGGTTGTCAGCTATAGAACATTATATACGTTTCCCACTTCCATTGAATTGAGCTATATCCCATCGGAAAGTATCGTCATTGTAGCGGAATATGGCTATGATTCAGGAAAGCTTCCAGACCGATTGATCTTAGCGGTAAAAGAGTTAACAGCGCAATACTATGAATATCGATGTTCCAGCATACCAGATGAAATCAAGATTAAAATAAACAGCTTTCGGGTGATAAGGATATGAGCTTTGTGTTAATGCGTGAAAGAGTTTTGCTTTATACAGACACTGTTATACCAGATGGACAAGGTGGAATTGAACTATCCTCTTCATCGAGTAAAGAGCTATGGGCAGATGTATCTTCCTATAAACACACTAAAGAACAAATATCAGGAGCGCAAAACAATAAAAAAGAAGTATCTATAATTATCAGGAAAGATTCATCGTTGGAATTAAAAATCGGGACCATTATAAAGCATGGATCGATATCCTATCGAGTTGCTGAAATCGAAGATCACAAAGCACCAGGAGCGCCAGAAACTCTTAGAATATACTGGAAGATGCATGGGGTTGAAGTTTAATGAGCAAAGCAGTTTACTTTAAATTTGTGAATGCTGATACCTTTGTGAAGAATGTTAGGAAAAGACTTACGGGAGAAGATCTTGAAGTTTATGCTAAAATAGCAAATGAATCAGCACTCAAAGTCTTAACTGAAACCAGAGAAAATTGTCCGGTAAAAACAGGATATCTTCGAAGATCTTACCGAGTTTTTTTTGAAAGACTTCTTGGAAAGATCAAAGGGATAGCTGGAGGAGTTATGACAGAAGTCGATTATGCACCCCCAGTAGAATTTAAAAGCAAACCGCATTTGTTTCCAGCCTATTATAAAGAGAAACAAAACTTTATTGCTAATGTGAGATCAGCTTTCAAGCGCCAGGTGAATCCATGAAAAGAACAAGCTTGAATGAACTACAAAAAGCTATTTATGAAGAGTTTACTGGCGAATATAATGTTTATGATTCAGTACCAGAAAAGCCTTTATATCCCTATGTTATTATAGGAAGAGACAACACGATTGACAGAAGCACAAAGACTTTCTTCGCTGAAGAAGTAACAATCCAGTTGAGCTTCTTTTCGCTTTATAGTGGGTATAAAGAAATCAAGACTCTTGCTGATGAAGTCATTGATCGATTATATCTGGCAATACTCGATATGCCAAGCTTCAAGATATACAGCAGAAAGCTTATTTTTGTTGATAGCTTTTCAGGAATCAATCCAGACAAAAAAGAATATCGTCAGGTTGTGCTAAAGTATAGATTTTTAATAGAAGACAAAGGGGGAAATTAATATGCCTTGTATAGGTGTTGATATGTTAATAAAAGTGAATACTGGAACACAAGTATCTCCAGTATGGAAATCAGTAGGAGGGCAAAGAGGAGCTTCTCTTTCAAGATCTACCGATGAAATCGATACCACTTCAAAGAGTTCTGGCGGATGGCACACGGGCAAGCCAGGAATCAAAAACTGGGGCGCAGAGGGGGACGGTGTCTTGATCAAGAATGATGAAGCTTATGCTGCCCTTATTGCTGCATGGAAAGCTGATGAGCAAGTGATGTTACAACTTGTCAGAGCTGATATGACCGTTGAAGAAGGACTCGCCACTTTGGTTGACTTCCCGGAAGAAGGACCTTATGATGGAGAAGCTACTTATTCAATGTCTTTTATCGGTTCAGGACCTTTGACTGAAGCTTAAGAAGAAAGGACTATAAAATGGCAGATATAGCAGTTGTTAGAAGTTCATTGACAGGAGCTAAACCTACAATGGGAGCAGCTTCCGAAGCAGGGGATAAGTGCTTGAATTCAAAGCGAGTAATTCTTCGAGTAGTAAATGGATCAGGTACTTCCAGGACTATCACAGTAACAGCTCTTAGAGCTTTATGTGGTGTCCCCTCTGTTCATAATTCAGTGTCAATAATCCCAGCAGGAGAATCGAGAGACATCGGACCGTTTGATCGATGGATCTTCAATGATGAAGATGATAAAATCGCTGTTACTTATTCAACACACGCCGATGTAACTATAGGCGCTTTGGAAGTTGTGGATCTATAATGCCAAAAGGTATTACTATCACACTAAACAATAAAGACTATCTGCTTCGATATGATTTAAATGCTTTGGCATACCTGGAAGAAAAAACAGGTATGAGTATCACAAAGATGAATAATGATATCGGGGCGAGAACTATCCTATATGGAATCCACGCTGGAATGAAACACATCAAGGGACATCCCACTGTTGAACAAGTAGGATCTTGGATCGATGATGGAGATATCTTTTTTTATGCAGCAGAAGTATTCGGTAGAGCAATAGCTGAATCCCTTGGGAAGAAAGAAGATATCCCGAAAGAAGCTGAAGACCCAAACGAAGCACAGAGCCAGTAAAGCACTGGCTCTGTATAGCTGAAGAAGTGGGCTTTATATATCTGGGACTTTTACCAGATCAGCTCTATACCTTAACTCCAAAGGAACTTAATATGCTGGCAGAGAATTATAAGCTGAATGAAAAGAAAGAAATGAGAAGAGCAGCTTTCATAGCAGCAAATATTATGAATGTACACACTAAACGAAGGATAACAATAGAAAAGCTTCTTGGAGAAGATACCGCAGGAAAGAAAAAGATCAGCAAAGAAGAAAGAGAAATCAAGCTCAGCGAAATCGAAGAGCTGGAAAGATTAATAAATGGCAGATGAGACTTTAAAAGCACAATTTAGTATAGATACTGGAAATGCCGAAAAAGCTCTTTCAGGGGTAGAAAGTAAAGTCGGTGGCATGGGCAAAGGACTTGCCACTGCTACTAAAGCATTTGCAGGGGTAACGGTAGGAATAGCAGCTGCAGGAGCGGCCGCTTTCAAGTTTACTGATGACTATACAAAGAAAATGGATGCCATCGACAAAGGATCTCAGCGAATGTCTTTATCTGCTGAAGCCTACCAGGAATGGGATTATGTGCTTTCACAAAATGGAGCTTCTATCGGCAATATGGAAATCGGCATGAAGACTCTTACAAAGCAAATGGAAGCAGCAGGATCAGGAAATGATGAAGCTATGGCAAGCTTTCAAAGGCTTGGAGTCGAACTAAAGAATACTGACGGATCATATAGAAGCTTAGAAGAAATGCTTCCAGATGTAATCAGTGGGCTTTCTAAAATGGATCAAGGGGTTGAAAGAAATGCCCTTGCTTCAAAGTTATTTGGAAGATCAGGACAAGAACTTCTTCCTTTGCTCAATCAACAGCGTGGATCAATCGATGAACTTCGTGGGAAATACAAAGAGCTTGGTATGGGAATATCGAATGATGGAGTCAAACAAGGGGCAGCTTTTCAGGATACTATGGACACCATGAATAGACAAATGACAGCGTTATTCGGGACTTTAGCAGTTCAGTTGATCCCTATAATTATGAATCTATTTGAATCGATAACTCCTCTTATACCTGTATTTTTGGACTTGATAAAGACTATAGTTCCCTTAATTGAAGATGTTATGCCAGTGTTGGTCGATTTAGTAACAGGCTTGATCGAAGCCTTAACTCCTCTATTAAAAGCAGTATTGCCAGTATT